TAGTACACCAACAATTCAGTTGGGTGATATTGTCAATATTGAGTATAAAGATGAAAATGGCGTTAACCAGATAGCACCATCAACAACAAGGTTTGTAGTATATAATATAGAGTATGCAAAAACTGCAGAAGGCCCAGAAATGACTATTCATTTAAGTGAGGTGGCATAATGGTTGATCCAGTACCAAGTGTACCTAAGATAGTTCCATCATCGTCTACCTCTGGTGTAAAAATACCAACCAAAGATATAATTCTTTATAATGATGAGTCTACACCAATCGAGGTAATGACCGATTTGATATTTGAAGAAATCGGTGGTCAAGAAATTATTAATATTGCAAGAAATGATATTATTAATGGACAGAATGTTATTTATCAACCAATTAAAAATTTAACCAGTCTTTATTTACAATATAACCCACAAAACATTTTAGGACTACAGAATACATCAAATGAATATTTTAAAAAGTTTCCTATAAAGTTGGAGGATAAAATCCCAACTGAGGGAACTGGACCATTTGGTGAGATTGTTTATATAGATACTGATACTGGAAATATCATTATTAATGTTATTAATCTTGCTGATGATGAGCAAGTTGAAGTAGAAATTCTTAATGGTGGATCTATTTTTAATGATACAATATATGAGGTGGAAAATTAATGATAACTAATGATGGAAAAAATATACTTGCAAAATATTTAATTGGTCAAGCACCAGCCTATGCGTCATATATTGCCGTTGGTTGCGGTGCAAAGCCAGTAAATACTGACTCTGTGCTTGGAGATTATTCTCTGAAGGATAGTTTGGATTTTGAGATGTTTCGTGTACCAATTACTTCTCGTGGGTATGTTAAGGAAAATAATGTTTCAAAAATTGTATTAACAGCAGAATTGCCATCAGAAGAGCGGTACGAGATTTCAGAAATTGGTATTTATTCGGCAGGATCAAATCCAGCAGCAGGGGCGTATGACAGCAAAACACTGTATGCTTTTACACAAGATGAAAATTGGGAACACCACACATCAACAGTTGCTACTGCAATTCCAATTATATATACACCGCTTGACAGCGAACTTAATGACAATGTAATAGATCAGCCATATTCTGTTTTTCAAACAAATGCTGACAATAGAATTTTTACTAACACAAATAGACTTGTCAGATATGAAAGATGTAGATTTTTTAATAATACAATTATGCTTGCTGGCAATTCTGCTAACTTAACGATAGATGGATCAAATCATTTAGTTGTTGGTTCTAATTCAGAGCATATACATTTAACTGGAGCCACCCTAGATTTTAATAAAAATTCTGCAATAGATGAGTTAAAGTTTGCATTTTCCATTGCCAACAAAGATGGTGGGTCTAGTGCAACTCCAGACGAGGTAAGAATTCTTCTTGAGTTTGCCTCTACTGATCTTGTTAATACTGGAGAGTATGCAAAATTTGAGGTTATCTTAAATGCAGAAGATTATAATTTTTCTACAAATCGATATTTTGTTGAAACAAAACAACTTCAAGAATTAATTAAAAGCAGTGGATTTACTTGGAAGAGTATTGACGTTGTTAAAATTTATGCGTCTGTTATTAATAATGGAGTTCCTTCAGAAGATTTTTATGTTTGTTTAGATGCAATCAGATTTGAAAATAAGGGAACATCAAGTCCTTTGTATGGAATGACTGGGTATTCGGTAATTAAAAGTCATAATGCTGAAACAATTGTTAAGCCAGCAAACACAACAAACTATATTGAATTTAGATTTGCTATGGATGTGCAGTAATGGCAGATGCTGGAATTCAAAAGGTAATTATACCAAAAGCATCTTTGCCATCATATTTTGGTACAGAACAAAAATATATTGTCAGATATAGAATTGTGTCAGAAGATAAAAATAGAACATCTCACTGGTCACCACAATACAAACTTTCTGCTGCATCTCAAGCACCAATTAACTATTCAATCAATGTTGACAATCCTCATCACACTGCAACAGTTGTATGGGAAAATGTTAAAGATGTTACAGAATATGATATTTATGTCAAATGGGATAATGCAGCATGGAATTATATAACAACGGTTGCAACTACATCATATGCAGCGTTAACAACTGGACATGACCATATTCAAGTTGCCGTTCAGGTGCCAACATTTCCTAAACAGAGATTTGCTGGCGCTACCTTATTTGAGATCCCACTCACGAACGTTTAATGGTATAATTGATATATGGCTAAAGTACCACTACCCGACAGAGGACAACCCCTAGATGTGTCCTATATTTCTCAACTAGCAAAGGCTTTAAATGACCTTGCGTCGCAAGTTTCACCATCAAACTATAAATATGTTACTATCGATACGCCAAATACAGGAAAGCAAAGTGTTAAGGCATCTGAAGCCAGAATTCTTGGCGGATATATTGATGTAGTAAATAGTGCAACTAAGAGTGCTGGCAATGAAGTGTCTTTCTCTTATGACTTTCCAACAGATTTTAAGTATGCCCCAATTGCAACAGTTACACCTATTAACGTTGGTGGTACAGACGCAGGTAAAAATGTTTCTGTTATTTTAAAGACTGTTACTACTTCAAAAGTTGAAGGAGTTGTAAGATTTAATTCTACTGGAGATCTTTCTGTGGCAGTTAACATAATCGTAATTGGAATACCTAATTGACAATAAATTGTTTAAAATGTACACGAAGAATGTTTGTTGATCGGCAATATACAAAACCAGATCATCTTGAGGCATATTGCCTTTATTGTGGATCAAGAAGATTCTTTCATCCACCGCAAGACTCACAAGAGGGACTATGGCTACTAAAAAAGGAACAACAGAGAGCGAAGGCTACAATCTCAAACCTGTAATTCCTGGAAATAAAAAGGTTTGGTTTTTGAATAATGATTTAGTTAGAGTTCATCACTTTAATAAATCAAATGGCATAATGTCTGTTTATAATATTACTCAAGATAGAATTGAAAGTTGTTTAATTAGTGATTTTAAAAATAAAAGAGAACGTGCATACACTGTTGGAGAAACTGCGGAATTAGTGAATAGACATAAAAAGTATATGCCATCATTAATGAAACGAGGAGTCATTCCATTTCCCACAGGATCGCAAAAGGGTGGGGCTAGAGGTTTTCAAGTAAGATCATACTACTCTGAGTCACAAGTAAGGGAGATTCGTGATATACTTGCTACATACCATATTGGTAGACCAAGAAAAGATAATTTAATAACAAATGATATTACACCCACAAAGGCTGAGTTGACACGTCGTATGGGTGATGGTATACTTACATATACGAAGACAGAAGATGGACGGTTTGTTCCAATTTGGAACGAATCTATATAACAAAGGGGTATGAACATGGAAGAAACTAAAGTATCTGTTACTTTAGGCTATACGCTTAATCTTGGAAATTTCCAATCTCTTAGACTAGACCTTGGTGTTGTAGACAATAAGAGAGATGGCGAAAACACTGACCAGGCTTTTGAGCGTGTTTATAAGTTTGTTGAGGATAAACTAACGGAAAAGATTAAAGAGGCTCAAGCGGAGGCTGCAGAAGGATAATGGCAGAACGCAAAGACCGAATGGCTTTGCTCAGTCGTTATAGCAAGCACCATACTAGTAAGTATGAGATTAAGCCATCTTTAAACTTAAACGTAGAACAATGGGCAGCAGATGCACTCATTGAATCGTATGGAATAGGGGTTTGCTATGATCTACTTAGTTATTATTTTAATGTCGCTCAGTCTCCTAGTTGGAATTACTTTGCGTACAATACAGAAAAAATATTACAAGCAAAATTAGAAAAAGAAAAAGACGACTCTGAAAGAGCAGAAAGAAGAAAAATGGCAAGGAAGTGGCTAAGTGAATAACACAGAAGCAAAACTAATTTCTGCCGTACTAACAGACAAGCAGGTTCATGTACTTCTTCAGGCTAACGTCGATAATTTATTAAGAACCCACAATGACGTGTGGCAATTTATTAGAAATTATTTTGAGCACAATAGTTCAGTTCCACCAACATCATTGGTTGTTGAAAAGTTTAGAGACTTTCAGCCCATTGATGGTATTGGAGCAACAAAGCACCATCTAGAAGAATTGCAGACAGAATATTTAACAGACAGTTTAAAGGATATTCTTAGATCTGCTGCTACAGAAGTACAACAGGGCAATGGAAACCAAGCGCTAGAAGTTTTAATCACACAAACATCTGAATTAAAAAAGAATACTTCTGCAATCAGGGATATTGATGTAACAGACTTAGAGTCTGCAGTTGCCTACTTTGAGTCAGTAAAAGAACAACAGGCACTTGGCAAAGTTGGAATTAAAACAAACCTACCAGGGTTTGATAATTACTTACCAGCAGGAATTATGCCAGGACAACTTGGAGTCTTCCTTGCATATCCTGGAATTGGTAAGTCTTGGATGGCGCTTTATTTTGCTGTTCAGGCATGGAAGCAGGGAAAGTCGCCATTAATTATTTCATTAGAAATGTCTGAAACAGAAGTTAGAAATCGTGTCTTTACAATTATGGGTGAGGGTCTATGGTCACATAGAAAATTATCTAATGGTGAAGTTGAATTAGATACTTTGAAAATGTGGCATGCCAAGCATCTTGCAGGAAAACCAGAGTTTCATATTATATCTAATGATCAGGGTGGAGAAATTAACCCATCAGTTCTTCGTGGAAAGATTGACCAATATAAGCCAGACTTTGTAATCGTTGACTACTTGCAGTTAATGGCTCCTAATCAAAAGTCAGATAATGAAACGGTACGAATGAAGAACCTTTCACGAGAACTTAAACTTATGGCTATTGGTGAAGAAGTGCCAATTATTGCAATTTCATCTGCAACACCTGATGATGTTAATGATCTGTCTACTGTTCCAACATTGGGGCAAACTGCTTGGTCTAGACAAATTGCCTACGATGCAGACTGGGTTATTGCTCTTGGACGAAGCCAGAATAGTGATGTTATTGAGTGTGCTTTTAGAAAAAACCGTAACGGGTTTATGGGTGATTTTTTAGTTCAGGTTGATTTTGACAAGGGTTATTACCGTTATAAAGACTTTGAAGATAAGTAGTTATAATATGGCATGGAAAATTTTCACCACAAGCCCATTAAGATATTCCGTTTGGACGGGGTAATACATGATGAATCTGCGCTTGGTAGACTCAAAAATGAGTATACACGCCTACTCATTTCAGAAATGCGGAATTGTGGATATGTGCCAAGAATTGACATTGACCCAGATTTTACGATAGACTATAATGAAAAGAAGCAGTATTTTGAGTTTGAAATATCAGTACATGGAGTATACGCAGGGAAGAGGAAAAGTGAATGGATCTTAGGGATAGACGTAAACAAGCCAATCTATATACAAAAGAGCAAATCAAAAGAGTACTCTCAGGAGCAGGTGTAACAGTTGAGTCTGAGGTAGACTCCGACTATATAATCTTTTGTCCATTTCACAATAATAACAGAACGCCAGCAGGCGAAATTGATAAAACAAATGGAACATTTTTTTGTTTTGCTTGTCACAAAATTGCTGATCTTATCGAGTTTGTAATGCATATGACTGGCAGAACATATTTTGAATCAATTAGATTTATTAAAAGCAAAGAAACAGAGCAGGACCTAGAGCGTGACATTAATCAAAAGTTAGTACAAAAGCCAGAGTTTGTCCAGTTTGACGAATTAATATTAAAGCGTTTGTATAATAATTTACTTATATCAGAACGTGCAAAAAATTATTTTAATTATAGAAAGATTAATACTCTTTCATGGGCAAAATTTTCTTTAGGGTATTCTGAAAAACAAGATATGGTTACTGTTCCAGTTCATAGTCCAGATGGAATGCCAGTTGGATTTGTAGGAAGATCTGTAGAAGGAAAAGAGTTCAAGAATACTCCAGGGCTTCCAAAAGCCAAAACACTGTTTAATTTAAATAGAGTAAAAACAGCAGATAGGGTGTATGTAGTGGAATCGTCATTTGATGCAATTAGATTGGATCAGGTTGGTTTTCCAGCAGTTGCAACACTTGGATCTAATGTATCTAATACACAAATAGAATTGCTTCAAAAATATTTCAATAACATAATTGTTATTGCCGATAATGATGAGGCAGGCGGAAACATGAAAGATAAGATAATTGAAAAACTTGGCTCTCGTGTCTCTGTGATACAATTGAATAAGCAATATAAAGACATTGGAGATATGGATGACGAGTCTATCAAAGCACTCGAATTCCAATTTGACAAATCAATACAGTCTATGCTAAAATAATATAAACAACATAAAGGAGAAACAATGAGTGTAATTAAGGGATTAAAAGATATAAACGCCCTACTCGAAAAGCCAAAATATGAAAGTACAGGACAAAAGGTTCGCTGGGTCAAACTAGCGGATGGTCAGTCAGCAAAGGTTCGTTTTGTTGAAGAACTAGATTCTGACTCAGCAAACTATGCAGAAAGTCGTGGACTATCTGTTGTAGTATCAGAACACACAAATCCAAAAGATTATAAGCGCAAGGCTGCTTGCACAATGGAATCAGAAGGACGCTGTTTTGGTTGTGAGATGGCACGTAAGGAGCCAAAGTCTGGTTGGAGAGCAAGACTTCGTTTCTATTGCAACGTTCTTGTTGATGATGGACTAGAAGATCCATACATTGCTGTTTGGTCACAAGGCATCAGCAAGCAATCAGCATTTAATAATATCCGTGAGTATGCACTTGATACAGGTAGCATCTCAAATCTTGAGTGGAAGTTAAAGCGTAATGGTCAGGGAACTGAAACTAATTACACACTTCTACCATCAAAGCCAGATTCAGAACCATTTAAGTGGGATGGATTTGAATCATTCAACCTAGAAAAGGTTGTTCGTGAGGTTCCATATCCAGAGCAAGAAGCATTCTACTTTGGATTTGACACACCTTCTGTTACCAGCACAAATATTGACTGGTAATAGATGTCTTACGTAGGCTTACACGTACATACCCACTATTCCCTGTTTGACGGGATCGCTACTCCAGAAGAATACATCGACCGTGCAGTTGCGTTGGGGATGCCAGCAATTGCCATCACTGACCACGGTACTTTATCTGGGCATAGGGAACTGCACCGTATTGCAAAAGCGAAGGGTATTAAGCCTATACTTGGTGTAGAAGGCTATATGTGTCAAGATAGATTTGATACTAGAGATAAGTCTGAAAGAGATGGAGATCTAGATCTAGTCTACAACCATATAGTTCTTCTCGCCAAGAACCAAATTGGTCTAGAGAACCTTAACAAAATTAATGAGATTGCATGGACAGAAGGTTACTTCAAGAAGCCAAGGTTTGACTTTGAGATTCTTGAAAAATACTCAGAGGGTATTATTGTTACTTCTGCATGCCCAAGTAGCGTACTTGTAAAGGCTCTTGAGAATAATGAATTTGCAGTAGCAAAGAAGCACATTGAATGGTTTAAGCGAGTATTTAATGATGACTACTATATTGAGGTGATGCCACACAATCAGGCAGAAATTAATAAGCAGTTAATTCAATTGGCAGACGAGTTTGGAGTTCAGGTTGTTGTTACCCCTGACTGCCACCATAGTTCTGTTGATCAGAAAGAAATCCAAGAGTTTAAACTTCTGTTAAATACACATGTCAAAATAGACAAAGAGCATACATTTGAAAAGTCAAAGAAGTTTGACAATATGATGGATCGCTTGGATTACCTATACGGACATGATCGCCAAATTACATTTAATGAGTTTGACATTCATCTTCTTTCATACGAAGAGATGAAGTCTGCAATGGAAGCACAGGGTATTGATAGACCAGACATTTATTCCAATACTCTTTCCATTGCTGAAAAAGTTATGGACTATGGAATTCAAGAAGGTCTTGATTTACTGCCAGTACAATATAAGCATCCAGATAAAGAACTTAAGGAACTCGCACTTGAGGGATTAAAGGAGCGAGGCCTTGCAGATAATCAAGAATACTTAGACAGACTTGATGAAGAACTTAAAGTAATTAAAGATAAAAAGTTTGGTCCATACTTTCTTGTTGTGCGTAATATGATCACATGGGCAAAAAAAGAAGGAATCATGGTAGGTCCAGGTCGTGGTTCTGCTGCTGGATCTTTATTATGTTATGCACTAAAAATCACAGACATTGATCCGATTAAGCATAAACTGCTTTTCTTTAGATTTATTAATCCAGAGCGCAATGACTTTCCTGATATTGATACAGATATTCAAGACTCTCGTCGTGAAGAAGTTAAAGATTATCTTGTTAGACAATATAGACATGTTGCATCTATTGCTACATTCCTTTCTTTTAAAGATAAGGGCGTAGTAAGAGATGTTGCAAGAGTATTAAATATTCCACTCACAGATGTAAACAAGGTACTTAAACTTGTGGATACGTGGGATGAGTTTTGCACATCTAAGACAACACGGGAATTCCGTGAGAAATATCCAGAGGTAGAAATTTATGGCGAACAATTACGTGGTCGTATTAGAGGTACTGGCATTCATGCTGCTGGTGTTGTCACTAGTAAAGATCCTATTTTTAGGTACGCACCAATGGAGACACGTTCTGCTACTGGCAGTGATGAGCGTATTCCTGTTGTTGCGGTGGACATGGAAGAGGCTGAAAAGATTGGTCTTATCAAGATCGACGCACTTGGACTTAAAACACTAAGTGTTGTTAAAGATGCATTAGATATTATTAAAGAACGAGATGGTAAAACTATTGATCCACTTAGCATTCCAATGGACGATGCAAATGTTTATCAGATGCTATCTGATGGCTATACAAAGGGAGTGTTTCAGTGTGAAGCAGCACCGTATACCAACCTTCTTGTTAAAATGGGTGTAAAGAATTTATCTGAACTGGCTGCTTCAAATGCTCTAGTTCGCCCAGGCGCAATGAATACAATTGGTAAAGATTATATTGAACGTAAGCATGGTCGTCAAAATATTGGGTATACTCATCAAATACTAAAAGAATTTACGGAGGACACATATGGCTGCATTCTTTACCAGGAACAAGTTATGCAAGCATGCGTATACCTTGGAGGTATGTCCATGTCGGAAGCAGATAAAGTTAGAAAAATCATTGGTAAGAAAAAAGATGCTAAAGAGTTTGACGTATACCAAGACCAATTCATTAAAGGTGCTTCTGCCTATATTAGTCCCAATACGGCTCGTGATCTTTGGCATGACTTTGAGGCGCATGCAGGCTACTCGTTCAACAAGTCTCATGCGGTTGCTTACTCTACGCTCTCGTATTGGACGGCATGGCTAAAGTATCATTACCCACTTGAGTTTATGTATTCGCTATTAAAAAATGAAAAGGACAAAGATGCAAGAACTGAATATCTTATTGAAGCAAAAAGAATGGGGATTAGCATTAAACTACCTCACATTAACGATTCGGATATTGATTTTAAGATTGAGGGTAAGGGCATTCGGTTTGGACTCAGTGCTATCAAGTTCATATCTGACAAAGTTGGTGAAAGATACATATCTGCTAGACCGTTCAATTCGTATAAAGAACTTGAAGAGTTCACCTTTACAAAAGGAAACGGAGTAAATTCTCGTGCACTTCAAGCATTGAGAGTTATTGGTGCAGCAACTTTTGCAGACAATCCAAGAAATGAACAAGAAATTAAAGAAAATTTATATGAATATTTAAATCTTCCAGAATTTAATATTACCGTACCATCACACTATCATGCCTTTATAAGTCCAATTGAAGATTATGAAGAAAAGGGTTCCTTTATTTTAATGGGTATGGTAAAATCTATTAAGAGAGCAAAAGGTTGGTCAAGAGTAGAAGTGCTAGATAAAACAGGAAGTGTGGGTATTTTTGATGACGAACAAACAACTATTGAAGCAGGCGTATCGTATATCATTCTTGCTAATGATAATCGGATTCTTTCTGCTGTGCCTGTAGATTCAATCAAAACATCTAGTGCAGGTGTTGTGAAATTTTTAAATTATAAACAGTTGCCATATAAAGATGATGAAATGTTTGTTGTTTCATTTAAGCCAAGAATTACAAAGGCTGGTAAAAAGATGGCATCATTAACTGTTGCAGATACGGCTAGAGATCTTCACTCAATTACTGTATTCCCAACAGCATTTGCAAAGGCATATATGAAAATTGAAGAAGGTCATGCATATAAATTTGAACTTGGTAAAACAAAAGATGGAACAGTTATATTGGAGGATATAAATGCTTAGCGTAGAAGAGGTAATGGCACAACTTGACCCCAAGTTGCGTAAAAAGTTAGGAACTGGCGAAGGTGTGACTTTTGAGTATCAACCCACACCTAGTTTTGGTTTAAATCGTGCACTAGGTGGTGGACTACCCTATGGTCGACAGGTATTGATTTGGGGCAGTAAGTCATCAGCAAAGTCTTCTATGTGTTTACAAATGATTGGCATGGCACAAAAAGAGGGCAAGGTTTGTGCATGGATAGACTCAGAAATGTCCTATTCTGAAGATTGGGCAAGACAACTTGGAGTAGATCCAACAAAACTAATTTACTCACAAGCAAGGACAATTAGCGACATGGTTGACGTTGGCGTTGCACTGATGAACGCTGGCGTAGATTTAATTGTGGTGGATTCTATTACATCAATGCTTCCTGCAATTTATTTTGAAAAGGACACTGATGAAATGAAGGCTTTGGAAAATACAAAGCAGATTGGTGCAGAGTCTAGAGATTTTAGTAATGCATGGAAAATGCTTAACTATGCTAACAATAAGGTTAAGCCTACGCTACTTGTTCTTATTAGTCAGTCTCGCAACAATATTAATGCCATGTATACCAGTCAGCAACCTTCTGGTGGGCAGGCTACTAAGTTTTATTCTTCATGTGTAATTAAACTTTTTAGTTCTGAATCAGATAATCAGGCAATTAAAGGCAAGATTAAAGTTGGAGATAAGTTAATTGAAGAAAAAGTTGGAAGAACCGTAAGATGGGAATTGCAATTTTCAAAAACATCTCCAGGGTTTCAATCTGGCGAATATGATTTTTATTTTAGAGGCGATGAAGTTGGTCTCGATGTAGTTGGTGACCTTGTAACTACAGCAGAACTTAATGGTATTGTAGAAAGAACTGGGGCATGGTATATTCTTCCAGATGGCACAAAGGTTCAGGGTAAAGAAGCATTTGTTAATCGTGTCAGAGAGGATCTTGACTTGCAAGAATCTATCAAGTCGCAATTAAATGGCTAGTTATACTGTTTATAGTGGTCAGTGGGTTTGCCATACTTGTAAGGCAATTGTTCCAACATTGAGATGTTATGCTGAAACAAAAATGCTTACTTGGATGTGTAAAGAAAAACATTTGACTACTGTATATTTAGGCAAAAGAAAGAAGAAGGATTTTGACGGAAACGAGTGAATCAAAGAGAATAGGTGCTAAACAGCATAAAAATTCTGGCAGAGGAACACACAAAGGAGATGCTTCGTGGGAAAACTTTACGGTAGACTTTAAAGAAGTTGGTAAATCTTTTACATTAAACAAAGAGGTTTGGGCAAAGGCCACAACTGATGCCATTAGAAATGGAAATGATCCAGCAATTATTGTTGTAATTGGTGATGGAAATACCAAGGTTCGCCTTGCAATTATTGAAATGTCTATATTAGAGCAATTGGTGGATGGTGTATAATAAAACTATGAACTATATTAATGATTACAACTCTTTAAGGGCTACTCAACAACCAATAAGCAATCAAGATTTTGAAGTAAAAAAGGCTACTAATATTTTTACAAAGGCGCAAATTGATGAAATTTATGAAAAAGTAAATAGCACTAGTCTTGATAGTACAAGACTTCAAGAGTGGGCAGGTCATAGAGCATGGGACATCAAGTTTTCTAAAGAGATTGAGGATGCAATAACCAGGTCTGCACAATCAATACTTGGCAATCATATTAAATTAGACGGTGATTATTCTTTTGCAAGATACACCCCAGAGTATGGATTTGAGTGTAAGTTATTCCCACATTATGATACTAGAGAAACCCAACGCATAACCTTCGACATTCAATTAAATGCAGATGAACCATGGGGCATTGTTGTCGAAAATAATACATATTATTTAAATAATAACGAAGCATTAATTTTTGCTGGAACACAGCAAATACATTGGAGAGAAAATAAAAAACTACAACCAAATACAAAGATCGATATGATTTTTTGTCATTTGCAGTATGTCGATCCAACCCCACTTGACCCAGGCCAAAAAGAGGTTTTGGAAGAGCGTTCAAGGTTTTTAATGGATCACACAGGCATTAATAATGGTGTTCAGAAGTATAGTGTATAATATATATAAAGGAGTAATACTATGAAATACGATGAAATAAATACAATTGTTAAAGATGTATTTACAAGAGATGAGATTAATGAAATCTATAAGGCTGTACAAAATAATTCTGGTGGAGACTTTGTTAAGGTTCACGCACAGGCAAACACCTTTATTTCGTTGCCACAAAACATTATTGATAAGGTAACTAAAATTGCCAGAGAGTTAAGCGGTAATGACAAGATCGAAGTCACAGAATATTGTCATGCTAGATATAATAACGTCACAAGCAATTGTGGAAAATATCACTACAAGCCTTCACTGTTTCCTCATTATGATGAAACATTTAAAGAGCCAAGATTTACTTTTGATTACCAGATCAATGGCAATATTGATTGGCCACTAATTGTTGAACCAGATAAAGAATTTACACTAAAAAATAATGAGGCTGTTACATTTAGTGGCACACACCAAATACATTGGAGAAAGCCACAAGATTTTGCAGACGATCAGTTTGTAGAAATGGTGTTTTTCCATTTTTCAGAACCAGGCGCCGCACCAAAGGGTGAAGAAGTAAATTCAATAATGAACGCAAAGGCAAGTGAATACAAGAAGGTATTTTTTGCTAATGGGGGATTTACGAATGACGCATCAGACTAATATCCCTGGGCTGCACAAATACTTAACTGGATTTGATAATTACTCTAGGCCCTTGCCCTTTTATGTTGACAATTTATTTTCAGAAGAAGATAGAAATCAATTAAGAGAAATCATCGAAACAAATAGACTTATTGAGCCTTTTGTTATTGGCGACAGAGTTGAGGATGGCTATATTCGTAACTCAGAGTTTCGTAGTAGGTATCAGCCTAAAATTGCAAAGAACATGTCTCGTACTTTAATTGAGTTTGACATGCCAAAACACCTTGAAGATAAATTAGATGCAATAGCAAAGCCACTATACAATGATGATATAGCACTATGTCATTGGAACTACATTGATTATAATATCAAGCATGGCTATGGAGATAATTCTCCTGCCCTCCCACCTCATCTGGATGCTGATGAAAATTTAGTTACAATAAATTATTGTTTAGATACAAATATTGAATGGGATTTGTATGTAAGTAATTGGAATGATACTAAAAATTTTACAAAGTATTCTCTTGGAGCAGGTCAGACAATTGTGTTTAGTGCTGTAAATCAAATACATTGGAGACCAAAACGTAAATTTGCAGAGGGCGAGTTTTGCGAGATTATTAGTATGGATTATTGTAGAACCAATAGTTATAGGTTTACTGGAGAATTAAATCCAATAGATCCAGAACATTTTCCAGAAAGAAGAAAACAGTATTTGGACGAACTACAGTCTAGAGATGATATGATGGCTGCCTTTAAGTTGTGGAATGACGACGGGGTTAAAGATGGTATTGATATAAGGTCGATGGGATAATAATGGAACAAACACAACCAACAATAGATATGATCAGTGGTTTATCAGAAATTGCTGACTACATGCAAGATGAAGAACTGAATACAGCACTTACTTTTATTGCAAAGGTAATTTTAAAACCTGATGTGCCTCTTAATGTTGTTACAATTGAGATAGTCAGGCTTCAGGCAATCGCAGCCAAAATGTCTTTAAAAGCAACTTGGATGGCAAATGTTGATAAGGGTGATCGTGCTAAAAAGAATCTTTACTACACAGCAGCCGAATCAATTAATAATTTGGTTTCGGCACTAAAGTATATTACAAGGTAATCTGCTATACTTATATGAATAGAGAAGAGTTAAAATGACAAAAAGTTTATTACAACAGGTTATGCTTAAGGGTGTACCTAAAGATAAAAAGGAAAACGCAATTGACCCAGATGGGCTAGTTAAGGCAATTCAGCACGGGTATGTTGCAGAAAGAGGAACTAAGTTTACTACAAAGAAAACTTTTGCTCCTTCTACACTTGCATACTCGCATGGAGAATGTGCAAGATATTGGTATATAGCATTTGACGGTGCAGATTTTGAAGACAATTCTGACGCATATGGTGTTGCTAATATGACATCTGGAACACTGTCTCATGGAAGAATTCAAAAGGCAATGCGTGATGCTGGAATATTAATTGAAGATGAATTTAAAATAACATACGTCGATCCACCAATTTTTGGTTATGGGGATGTAATGTTAAATTGGCAGGGAGAGCCATTACTTGGTGAAATTAAAACAATGATGAGTGAGGCTTTTGAATATAGAAAAGCATCTGGTAAGCCAAAGACTGGGCATTTAATTCAGTTGCTTATTTATATGAAAATTCTTAAGAAGAAGAATGCAGTGTTTATTTATGAAAATAAAAATAATCACGAGTTATTAATTCTTCCTGTAGAAGTGAATGATTATTATGTTCGGTGGGTAGACCAA